TTTTGCATAGGTTTTGGAAAATCGTCCATAGGTATATCAGCTACAATACCTTGTATAGGCATCCTAGCCCACATAGCGCCACCATGAACATTAGGCTCGTCATTATCTTCACAATTAGTTTCTTCACCAGTAAAAACTACTTGAAAACTTAAAGATCTATCTGGAATTGTATTTACGGCTATCGCTAGAGCATGTATATACTCGTCATGATATTTTTCATGATTGTGTGTGAATTCTCTCCGCACCCAACACTTGAAGTGTGGAATGTTACTTATCAAATGTGACACTAATTATTTTTTTAATCTTTGTCTTCTTCTGTTTGCGTTACCAGCAATCATGCCACCCTTAGATTTTTTCATGATTCTACCGCCTTTGGACTTCTTCATCATCATTCCGCCCTTAGACTTTTTCATCATCATGCCGCCTTTGGATTTCTTCATCATTACGCCACCTTTAGACTTCTTCATGACTTTTCCACCTTTGGATTTTTTCATGACTTTACCGCCTTTAGATTTACGCATCATGCTGCCGTTTTTTGATTTTTTCTTGTAATGCCCTGGCATTTTTTCTCCTAACTTATCGTTGTGACTTTACGTTTGTCAGACATAACTTTACCACAACCTTTTGCGATAAAGCCACCTTTTTTCATTTTTACTTTATTCTGTTTTGCCATAGCCTTTTGTATAGCCATACCTCTAGCTTTTTCATATTCTGAAAATTTACCGTCCTTATTTAAATCTGCTTTTTTACTAAGTTTCACAAAGCCTCCTTCTTTAAGTTTAGTTGAAACATTTATTGGTTTGCCTTTCCTGTTTGGGTTTGGGTCTTTTCTTCTTTTTCTTTGTACTATTTTTGCTCTTTCTGCTTTCGACATACCTTGTGCTTTTTTCTTTGGTAAACATCTTGGTTTGCCTTCTGCTTTTTTTCTACCACCACATGAGCCAATAATATTTCCTTTGGCATCCATACGAACCCATTCTTGATCTAACCAAGATTGTAATTGTCCTTTGCTCATCTCAACCTATCTTGTAAAACTGCGCCTTGTCCTCTGATAGATACTAAACCACCACGAGATTTTTTGACTTTTTTACCTTTTGCTTTTTTTGCATAATTTGGGTCTTTACAATATTTTGAAGCCGCTAAATTTGCATAGGCACTTGGATAAACATCAAAAGTTCTTTTAGCCCATGCTTTTCCCTTTGGACATATTTTACCTTTACTTTTTACTTTCTTAGCCATTACTTTATCTTACCATGTTTTCTTCTTACTTTGTCTTTACCTTTTTTAAAAATACTTGCTACCATATTTTTACCCATAACTTTTGCTCTTTGCTCACCTACGGTTAATATTTGTATTTTTCTAGCAAAAGACTTACCAACATTCAAAACTTTTTTAACAGTCTTCCTTGCATCTTCTGGTGTAGCAAATTTTATAGATACAGTATCTTTTGGGTTTTCGTCAGTATATAACCGTCTACCACTACCTTTTGGTTTTTTTCCTGTTCCTACTTTTGGATCCCTTTTTTTGCTCATCTTTAATTATTTTTTTAATTGTATTAGATTGTTTTTTGTGCAGCCTAGATGCTTTGTTAAGTTGTCGTGATACTTTTTTTAGCCTTCTAATCATAATCCTTGTCCTCTATATTTTTTAAAACTTCTTTTCATATTTTTGTTCATAGTAGAAGTACCAAGATTATTATAACCTATTGATGTTTTTTTACCTCTTCTGCCACAAACAGGCACATGATCTCTAGCAAGACCCTTAGCTTTTCTAGGCACTTAGCATCTCCAACGTCTTCTTGCTTGTCTTAATCTTGAGTTAGGATTTTTTGCTGCTTTAGGAAACTTTTTCATTTGTCCAGCTGATCTAGCACAAAATGATTTACG